AGGTAAAAAGGAAGTACTGAAGAAGGCCCGAAACTATGTAAGGGCTGAAGTACGTGATCGTAAGACTGGTAAGTCAAAACCAGAGAAGACTGGTACGATGTCTGCTGAAAACTTCATCATGGGCCTTAATTTACAGTATGGGGATCAGGATCGGAGGAAGACTGGTGATGATACTTATGCTCGTTCAAACCGAAATGCTTCCAAAGCATTAAAGCAGATTAAGAAGAAACGTAAAGGCTTTAGTGGTAAAGGTGCTGGTAAAGCTGTGCGAGGATATTAGGTGGAAAAGAGATTCATTGATTCTCCAGTACCGGAAGGGGCTTCCTATATCTTATATCGTAGGAAGCTCCCTTTACGTATTAGACTTCTCAGATGGTGGACTAATTTATGGGCGTAGACGTAATCTATAGTAATTTAGAATCTTTTGAAGGGACTGTAAGTGGAACAGTCACCCTCTCATTAACGTTATACAGTCGTAAACTCATTATAACAAATGATAGTGGTAGTGCAGATTTACAGTTTTACCCAAAGACAACTGCTAATGCAAATTACATGACGTTAAAACCTACTGAAACAATTCATAGATGTTGTTTATAGAGAAAGTAGGGGGAGTAAGAACGTACATAATTTAACCCCTATAGATTACCCTGAAGCTACTTTAGCAATCAAAGCAATATGGAAAGATTATATAGAGATGGTCCTATTAGCTGAGAAGTACAGGGATAAGTTAGATCAGATAGATGAGAAAGCTTTAGGGACTGGTCTTTGTGGGACACATACAGCAATCACACAGATTCATTACTTAGCGAGTAGATAACATGGTTATAAGCAGGGCATCTATAAGTCAACAGATTACTAAGGGGCCTATGAAAAAGAAATCCCCTTATAAAAAGAAATCTAAAGGGAAGAAGGTAAAGAAAAATGGCAAGCAGCGGTAATTACGCCTTCAGTATGGACATTAACGAAGTTGTTGAGGAAGCCCTTGAGATGATTGGGGGTGAGCAGACATTGGGGCATGAGCCTAAGTCTGCCCGTCGAAGTATCAACCTACTCCTTACGGATTGGGGTAATAGGGGGGTTAACTTATGGACGGTGGACACCACTGTTGTCACAGTGACCACATCTGTTTCCTCTTATGCTATGACTTCTTCCACGATGGATGTGTTGGACATGGTTGTGTCACGGGATAATGTAGACTTGTACGCAACACGTATAAGCATGGAGGAATACCTCCACATCCCACGTAAGGGACAGACTGGTCGCCCTAATCAGTACTCAGTACGGAGGGGGGTTGGTAATCCTACTATCCATGTCTGGCCTATCCCTGAGAACTCCACAGACATCTTGAAGTTTGAGCAGGTTAAGGCTATTCAGGATGTAGATAAGGCAGCGGTAGAGAATGCTGACGTACCTAAGAGGTTTCTCCCTGCCCTCACATCAGGGCTGGCATATTACATGTCCCTTAAACGGCCTGACATCCCCTTAGAGAGGATTGGGCTCCTGAAACAGAACTATGAAGAGCTTATGACCCATGCTCAAGAAGAAGATAGGGAACGTACAAGTTTATTTTTCAAGCCGAAGCTGAATAAGGTATAATAGGCAAATGGCTTCCAAAAGGAAAGCATGGGGAATATGTGATATATGTGGCTGGAAGTACAGACTTAACCAGCTACGAAAGAATAGTTATAACCTATTGGTATGCCCTACAGATTATGATGGTAGGTTTGATTTAAAGAACCACCCACAGAATAGGTCGCCGAATTTAAAAGATGATGAAACAATACACAACGCCAGACCAGAACTCTATGCAGAGAGAAATAAAAGTTGGGAAGACGTTGACACCAATTGGGAAGATTTAGATTCCTATTGGAATTTAGTGTAAAAGGGGTAAGGGATGGCTACTAACACAGGGCGTAAGATCGCCAACACGTATAAGAACTTACTCAACATTGATAATTCTAATTCAGGGGTAGATACCACCGTCCGTACTGTTCAGGATGGGGAAGGGACTGCTTCTGCCTTACAACTCTCTAATTCTAAGGTTAATGTTAACGGGTCATTCCAGATTAATGGGGTGACCTTAACATCTGATGTATCTGCCCTGAATGCTATCACTGATATCACCTCTAAGACAGGGATGTTGGCGGTTAGTGGTTCTGATGTTAATGGGAGGACTATGACAGCAGGGACTGGGGTCACCATTACCAACGGTGATGGAACTGAAGGGAATCCTACCTTCGCTTTAGACCCCTCAGGTGTCTCAGCCGCCTCATATGGTCCTTTCTCCCAGTTCTCGGTGAATGCAGTAGGGCAGGTTACGTCTGTATCTGATTCAGCCAGTGTATCGGTGGCTACCTTAGGGGCTTCCACTATAAATACTGAGTATCTGAACGCATCTGCCAATGTAAGTATCACAGGGGATGTTACGATAGCTGGTGATGTATGGGTTAGTGGGACTATCTCAGCCACCAACATCTATGCAACCACTATTGAAGCCACAAAGATTAATGTTGCCACCTTATCAGCAGATGCAGCAACAATCAACTCCCTTACTGTTATTGGATTTGGGACCAGTCTCACATCCCTCACAGCCAACCATGTAGACTTCCTTTCCAGTGTAGATATCCAATGTGCCTTGAGTGGGACCACTGCAATCTTCACAGGGGTGGTCAGTGCATCAGATTTAGTAGCTTCTGGGGCAGTAACAGGGGCAACAGGTGGGTTCAGTACAAAAATATCCGCTGCTGCTGCTGAGTTTAGTGGTCCGGTCAGTGGTACATCTGCTGTATTCAGTGGTATTGTATCTGTTGGAACCCTTAATGCTACCACAGCTATCCTTATTGGGGCAGATAACGTTGCCACATCCTCTACTGTAGCCGCCCTTTCAGCTACAATGGCAACCAGTATTGGGACAGCAAACACTCGCATTACATCAGTAAGCGACTTCGCTGTAGCCCTATCAGCCACAATGGCAACCAGCATAGGCAATTCTAATACTGCTATTACAGCCCTTTCAGCAACAATGGCAACCAGCATTGGGACTGCTAACACCCGTATCACATCAGTAAGTGATTTTGCTGTGGCATTGTCAGCTACAATGGCAACCAGCATTGGTACTGCTAATACCCGTATTACCTCTGTCAGTGATTTTGCTGTGGCCCTCTCTGCTACGATGGCAACCAGCATTGGAACAGCCAATAGTGCTATCACTGCTTTATCTGCCACTATGGCTACGAGTATTGGTAATTCTAACACTGCTATCACAGCTTTATCAGCCACAATGGCAACCAGTATTGGTAATCACCTTCCATTAGCAGGGGGTACGTTATCAGGACATGTGAGTGGTACAGCTATCACGATGAGTGGTATCATCAGTGCCAGTTCTGTTGTTGCCCCTAACGGAACCTTTGGAACTAAGGTATCTACTGCTGCCATGAGCATGAGCGGGGATACTTCTGCTGCTGATGTTTATTGTAGTGGGGTGGCTATTAATGTAGATGCCCTTACTGGTAAGGACTTTCATATAGCAGGTGCTGCTGTTGCAGATATCGTATCCCTTACAGATGCTGCCTCTATTTCAGTTGACTTTAACAGTGGTCAGAACTTTATTGTTCAGCTTGCAGGAAATCGTACATTACTCAATCCTTCTAATTGCGTAGCAGGACAGACTGGTAGTATAATCTTAGTGCAAGATGGGACAGGTTCACGTACCCTTTCCTTTAGTACAAATTGGGATTTTCCCACAGCAGGGACAGCCCCTACACTTAGTACAGGAGTGAGTGCTGTAGATAGATTGGATTATATTGTGTATACTTCAACAAACGTTCAAGCAATAGCAACATTGGATTTACAATAATGGTATTTTCTAACTCTCTCCTCATGGGTGCAGCAGCGGCTGGTGGCGGCGGCTACGTCATCAACAACGCTGTGTGGTTTGACACCAACGATTATTTATCTAAAACCTTCAGCGGCGCAGCAACTTCATCTACCCGGAAAATTTATAACATATGGGTGAAGATCGGAGATATCGGCGTTGATCCCATGCTGATATCAGCGGGGAACGTATCTCCACGAATACAGTTCTACGTTAATTCAAGCGGCAAGTTAGTCTGGTATGAACAAGGTGCAGATACTGCAACGAAATGCCACTACGTATCTACGGCGGTGTTTCGTGATGTTACAGGGTGGCAATGCTTTACAGCCTCTATAGACACTGGAGACGCCACGGCGGCGGACAGACTAAAGCTGTACCATAATGGGGTAGAGATTACTGCTTTCGATACACAAACAACATACGGTTCTAGCTACGCTACTATTGCATCAGATAACTCAAACCCACAGTACGTGTCGCGTACTTCTAATGCTACTAGCGCCAACTGGATCGGCTATATGGCCCAGCATACACACCTTGACGGACAGAGCATTCAGAACGGCGATATTGCCATTACTGATTTGGTAGGCGTAGATGATAACGGTGCGCCTATTCCTGTCGATGTCAGTGCACTAACATTCGGGAATAATGGCTATCTTCAAGATTATGCAGTAGCTCCCGGCACCGGCAATGGTGCTGGCACAGACGTATCAGGTAACACAAACCACTTCACCGACGTATCCATGACATCGGCACAACAAGTAACTGACAGCCCGACTGATGATGCTGATAATGATGTTGGCAACTATACTACCTTTAATTCGCTTCAGCCTTCTGCTACAGGATTGAGTGGCGGCAATAAGCAATTCGATACGTCTGCTACCAGCACACACAATACAGCCTCAACGACAACTGGGCATTCATCCGGTAAATGGTATTTTGAGATTACAGCGAATGCCGCACTTGGCAGCAATGCTCGTGTCGGCATCATCCCACAAAACAATGATAATTATACAGGCGCTGATGGACACGTTGGCGATGACGCAGATAGCTATGCTTACAGTGATACGGGTAATAAAGAAAATAATAACTCTGCTACTGCGTATGGTAACTCCTACGCAAATGGTAATCGTATTAATGTCGCTGTTGATCTTGATAATGGCACCATCTGGTTTGGTAAAGATGGGACGTGGCAAAACAGCGCCACTCAAGGAGAGATAGAAGCAGGAACAACAACGAATGCGGCATATACGTTCACGGTTGCGGATGTATATTTTGCTGCTTGCTCGCAATACAACGCTGGAGGCTTCGCACTAAATACAGGCGAGGGCGGCTTTACCGATACCGTCCCCGCTGGGTTCTTGCCTTGGGGCTTTACGGCTGATCTCCCCGCACCAACTGTCACAGACCCCAGTGCTGAGTTCCAAGTCTCCCTCACCACGCACGGCGGCACCAGCGAGACTGTCACGGCACCGTCAAGCCTGACTACTGATGATTGGCTGGTGATTAGTAAGAACAGGGATACGTCTGAGAAGTGGTACTGGTCGAATGGACTTAGTGGTTACACGAAGTATTTGAGTTCGGATGCCACAACGGCAGAGACTACAGATGCCAATGTCCATTCAGCTTCTGGCACAACACTAACCCTTGGCTCCACCTTTGCCGCCGACGACTATGTGACTTACCTACTTAAAGCGGGGACGGCAGGTGGGGCGAGTAACTCTGACGGTACTGTAACTAGTACGGTTAGTGCTGCATCTCACGGCGGCTTTGCAATCATTAAGCACACCAATACTAGCGGGGATTATACTTACGGTCATGGGCTGGCTGGGGTCGATCTGTTAATGCAGAAGGGGGCAGGCTCGCAAGGCTGGCTAGTGTGGTCGGCTCCTTTAGGTGTTGACGGATACTTGGCGTTACACAGCAACGATGCTGTTGCTAACCCGGCGGGTGATCCGTGGTCTGACACTATCCCATCCTCAACTGTAATTACTACCGCTGGCACGACTTGGTACGGTGGGGGGTCGATAGATATCACAACCTTTGCATTCAAGAAGACACCGGGGTTGGTGGGGATCGGCAGCTATACGGGCAATGGGAATGCTGATGGCCCAATGGTTATCGTGGATGATGGCGCATCTGGGTTTACCCCTCTCGTAATGATAACGAAAAACATCTCTAACGCAGCCGGGTGGGCCGTTCATACTACCGCATTTGGTGGTCCGAACCCCAATTACCATGAGATGTATTTGAATGCCACAGATGATCAAGGTACATCTGGACTGCGAAAAGACTTCTTAGCAAACGGGGCGAAGATGCGTCATGGCTCAAGCACAGCACACAATACTAGTGGCGACACGTACATATACCTCGCATTCGCAGAGTTTCCATTCGGCGGTGACGGCGTGGCACAGGCGAGGGCAAGGTGATGAATAAAGAAACTATACAATCTAAACCGTGGGAACGTCACCTCCAATCTATCCTTACCTCACTTGTCCTTGTTGGGATCATATGGTTAGGGGCTACTGCTGTGGATAATGCTAAGACTATTGCAGTGATGGCTAATGATATAGGTAATATGAAGTTACAATTCACAGACTTTAAGATTAGTATGAAGGATAGATTCACTGGTGGGGATGGGGTCAGATTGCAGTCTCAGGTAGATAGGTTGGAAGAAACCCTACGTCAGCATTTGGCTACTCATAAACGAGTCTTATCTCTGAACAACATACAAAGATAACCTTAGGATTGGTCCTTACTATTATTGTAGGGGTAGCCACAGGCACATGGTGGGCTTCCAGTATGGATAACCGAATGTTTAATCTTGAAAGTCAGACTAAAACTCAATGGCAGAAGTTATCTAAGATAGAAACAAATAGTACATCTATAGCAGTGATGAATGGGAAGTTAGACACCATCCTTAACATCTTGAAAGAAAGTAATTAATATGTGGGTCACTTTAAAAAATGGTAATATAGAAGCCACTCATCGTGGTAACAAAGGTGTTACCATTAACAATATACAACACTCTAAAAGTATCTTTACCAAATCATGGACTGACGATGAACGTAAAGCTATTGGCATCTATAAGGTAGAGAAGGTAGGGAGTGCAGGGAATAAGGCATTCTATAAAAACTCTGAAAAGATGGCTTATGACTCAGACCAAGATAAGGTTATCAGTACCACAACAACTGTTATACGTACAGATGTAACTGAAAAGAAAAAGGAAATGAGGCAGCAGACTAAGAGTATTACTGCTTCCCATTTATCCCAATCCGATTGGTACGTTACACGTAACATAGAGACAGGTAGAAATATTCCTTACTTCATATCTGAGTATCGGAAGGATGTCCGTCTAGCTTCCAATGTTATTGAGAATGCTATTAAGGATGCGGTGACGATGGAAGACTTAGAAGGATTAACAATTGGAAGTCCTTCTGTTATCCATAATTGGCCTAACTTTGAGGAGGATTACCCCCCTAATTTAGCACCACCACCACCCCCTCCTCCTGCACCTGAACCTGAACCTGAACCTGAACCTGAACCTACACCATAAGGAGATGTTATGTTTAGAGCTTTAGTATTAGTCCTTTTTCTTACAGCATGTAATACCACCGCTGCTGCCCCTCCTACTGTTACCTCCCCTACTGTTACAAAAATATCATGGGAGTTAGGACATTTAGTTACAGTAGGATTTGGGTGTAAATCAGAAGAGGCTGTCCTTCGTTTAGTAGAAGGGGATAAGGCTGGTAAAGCTGTTGGGGCTATGTTATTTAATACTCTGAAAGCAGAAGGGGTGTGTGGATTCTTCTTAGGTCCTAAAGGAAAGATGGAAGTTATTGGGGAAGTTATTGAGTTAGGCATTATCTATAATGACTTTACAGGGAACCCTACCCAAGTTCTTAAGTTAGAATTAAAAAGTGGGGACGGAGGTACGTTCCAGTTTTACACTATGCAATATACATCAGACGCAGAGAAGGCCCGTAAAATCGGGTACTCTATATAAGATAGGAGAATAGGATGGCATCTACTTATACAACCCGTATCCGCTTAGAGAAGCAGGGTGATGGGGAGAATGAAAACAGTTGGGGGGATGTTGCCAACACTGTTTTTGATTTGGTTGACGAGGCCATTGCTGGCTACGTCACCGTTACTATGTCTTCTGTGGATGTTACCCTTACCAACAACAGTGGTTCTTCTGATGAGGCAAGACATGCCTTCATTGAAATTGCAGGGGCTGTTACAGAGTCAGTTAACCTTATCCTCCCAGCAGCAGAGAAAGGATACTTCATCCGTAATGCTGCCACTGTCAGTGCTGGTACATCAATCACTGTAAAGACAGCGGCTGGTTCTGGTATCAATATAGCTGCATCGTCTAATCAACATGTTATTTGTGATAGTGTCTCAGTGTTCTCCCCTAATTCTGAAGGGTTGGGGTTGGGGACTGCTGCTGATCTGAATATTGGTACAAGTGTTAATGAGCTTATCCCAGTATCATCTGCTGATGCTCGTTATGCTCAGTTGTCCTCTACTAATACATTTACTGATGCTCAGACATTTAGTTCAACTGTTTCAGTAAGTGGTACGGCTGTATTTAAACAAGTTCAGTCCCCTATCGTTACCCTTACTGATGCTGCCTCTGTTGCATTAGACATGGCAGCGGGTAATCACTTCCTTGTTACCTTAGGGGGTAACAGAACCCTACAGAATCCCACCAATCAGGCTGTAGGTCAGGTCGGTCATATCTATGTTGTTCAAGATGGGACAGGGGGCCGAACGTTAAGTTTCGGGGATGTGTATAAATTCGTGGCAGGTACTACCGCAACACTAACATCAGTCTCTTCCAGTGTAGACCTAATTGTGTTCAGTGTACGACAACTCTCTGCTGTGGATACTGTTATTGCTAAGAACTTCTCGTAAGGACTTTATGTAGATGGCTTCTACTGACGCTTCCCTATTTAAACTCAATTTCAAACCCGGCATCAACAGAGAAACTACTCGTTACTCTGAGGAAGGTGGGTGGTATGATGCCGATAAGGTACGTTTCCGTAGGGGGCGTCCTGAAAACTTACGTGGATGGGCTAAGAAATCCTCTGTAAACTTTGAAGGGAGTGCGCGTGACCTGTTAATCTGGTCAGATTATGACACGCGTAAGCTTACTTCCTTTGCCACAGAGAAGTTGTGGTATGTCTATGATGATGTATCTGTCTATGATATCACCCCTGTAGTCTCCTCTGAAACACTGACATCCTCCTTTGCCACCTCTATTGGCTCCTTCCTTGTGGAAGTTTCATTAGCTGCACATGGTAGGTCGGCAGGAGACTTTGTTGTCTTCACATCTTCTACCACAATCGGGGGTAATATTGTATTAACCTCTGCTGGATATGGTGGTCCCCGCTTTGAAGTAGTAACTGCTGCTGATGCTAACACCTTCACTATCTCTGTAGCGTCCGCAGCGGACAGCACAGAGGTATCAGCAGGTACTGCCTCAGTTGACTTCCTTTTACCTGTAGGTACTAACGTAGCAACGCAGGGATTGGGCTGGGGGGCTGGTAAATGGAATGCTGGTGTGTCAATTATGGGGGCAAGGGGGTGGAATGACCCTGCTACCTCTTCCAACATCACCTTTGCTGCTACCCAATGGACCTTAGACCAGTGGGGGGAGGACATGATTGGGTGTCGTCGTGGTGGTCGTATGTATTTTTGGGATAGGGATGCTTCCGTAACCCCTTCCCGTGCTACCCTTATAACTAATTCCCCATCTGTCACAGACTTTATGCTTATCTCCCCTAACGATAGGCATGTTATTGCCTTAGGGACAGAGGGATTTGCGGATTCGTACAACCCCCTTAGGGTAAGGTGGGCTGACCAGAATGATTACAACAATTGGACCCCTTCTATCTCCTCAACCTCAGGTGAGACAGACCTGACAGGTGGGACTAAGATCGTTGGGGGGACTCGGTCGAGGAATCAAGTCAACATCTGGACTGACACAGCCCTGTATGGGATGACATATGTTGGCAACCCATTTACCTATTCCTTCCGTATGTTGGGGGATAACTGTGGATTGATTGCCCCTCATGCTGCTGTAGATTACGATGGGGTTCCTATGTGGATGGGACACTCCAACTTCTACGCCTTTGATGGACAGGTAAAGAACTTAGCCAGTACTGTAAGGCGTTACATCTATGATGATCTGAATAATACTCAGAAGGATAAGGTATTTGCAGGGATTAACTCAGAGTTCAAGGAAGTTATCTGGCTCTACCCCAGTACAGATGGAACTGAATGCGACTCCTATGTTATATATAACCCTGAGGAGAACCATTGGGTCTATGGAACTACTAAGTGGACTACCTTCAAAGACAGACACATCTATGGTAATACTATAACCACTGGGTCTGACAGTTACCTTTATGATAACGAACCTAAGGGTGAGTTTAGTGGGGATGGTGATGCTGTCCCATCCTTCCTTGAGTCTGCTGACTTTGATCTACAGGAAGGGGATAACATCATCTTTGTTGACCGGATCATCCCTGACTTTACCCTTAATAATGGGACACTCTCCTTTACAATTACAACCAAACAATATCCAACAGGGCCTGAGATTGAGAAGGGACCCTATATTATTACATGTGATACACGTAAGGTAGATGTGAGGGCAAGGGGTAGACAGGCACGGGTAAGGGTTTCCACAGCCTCTGATGGGGTTGAATGGAGGCAGGGTAGCACACGTATCTCTGGACAGGCTGATGGTGGTAGATAATGACACGCTTCCCTGAACTCCCCCAATACCAGCAGATAGATGATGAAGCCCTTAACAGCCTATATAGGCAGGTTCAGACCTATACAGCCCAGTTGGCCCTTGAATTGGACACGGTTATACAAGCTTTACATTTCCAAGGGGCTACCCATATCTCGACAGTAGTTACTGTGGCTGACTTAGGGACCCCTGTGGAAGGACAAGTAGCATACTCTACTTCCTCTGGTATCTTCAGAGGGTATGTAAGCACAACAGGTTGGGTGGATTTTAACTAATGGACGTTGCAAAATACTTTGACCTGATAGAGAACAGCACCTACATAGAGAACTTAAATAGGGGTGTTGTCATAGATGAAGATAAAAAGCAAGGTGGTATGGCATTTAATACAGGTCAGTTGTATAATAAGGAAGTATCACCGCAGACAGCATGGGCTGATGGAACACATGACCAGTCCCATTACGCCAATCAAAAGAATATAAAGTAAGGGAGAAGGAAGATGGATAGAAGCGCACCACTCGGAGGTCTGGCAGGACTGATGGCTATGAAAGGACGGGAGGGTGATACTGAACTCGTCCACATGACTAAGGGTGAGATCAAAGGTCTTCAATCCTTAGGACAGATGACTGTCAATCCAGACACAGGCTTGTTAGAAGCATTCAGCTTCAGAAGTATTCTCCCAATGCTTGCTGGTATGGCTGCTACTGCTGCAACTGGTGGTGCTGCTGCCCCTGCTATGTTTACTGGTTCATCCTTTATCTTACCTGCACTTGCTGCTGGGGCTACTTCTGCCATTGTTAATAAAGGTGATATGGGTAAGATAGCATTTGATTCTGTCCTTGCTGGTGCTGGTGGTGCTTTATCAGGAGCAGAGTTAACTGCTGGGGGATCAAGGGCTATGGTAGGAAACGAGGCATTAGGGCAAGCAGCGTTAGCTAATCCTACTATAGCTGGGGCGGCTGGGGTAACTACTCCTCAAGCTTTAGGAGCAGGATTAGCAGATACTGTTAAATTAAATGCAGGGGATGTAATAACTGCGGGATTAGGGTTTAATCCTTCTTCTCCTGTTTTAGGAGGGTTAACGACTGCTGGAGGAGTTGCACGAACAGGGTTAGGAGCAGTTCCCGGCGTAGCTACCACAGCTATGGGTATAGATGGGACAACTCCTGAAGTCCAACCGTTGTCTCAACGAACCCCTGCATCTTCTGCTTATGGTACACGGGCGGCTGAACAGATAAAGCAGGTACGTCCTGCTCAATCTCTATCGAAAGAAGAAGTACTCTCCTCTGCATTAGGGCAGAGTGATCCTTTACAATACTTCCAAGGGTCTAATCAAGCAGTCTTACCTGCTGGTCTGTATAGTAATACAGACAACGGGGCTATCGTTGCCTCCACAGGTGGCGGTTTGATGGATTTGTATGAACAGCAAGGTGGAGACTATAGTGAGTTTGCTGGGCTGGTTCAAGGTGAAGGGGATGGGATGTCTGATGATGTCCACTTCAATGTTAAAGAAGAAGAGGGAGCCCCTGATGCTGCCATGTTATCCAAAGATGAGTATGTCTTAGATGCACATACTGTATCTGCATTAGGTAATGGGTCTACAGAAGGCGGGGCTAAAGTCCTTGATGACTTTGTAAAAGGCATACGTCAGGATACCTTTGGTCGTAAGGAACAACCCAAACAAATTAATGGTCTAGCAGCACTGGCTCAGTTAATATAAGGGATGGACATAATACTATTAGGACCTGAACATATAGAACTTGCATGGCCTTCCGTTGAACCCTTACTGTATAAGGCATTAGATTACAGTGCAGGGGAATGGAAACCTGAGGACTTTAAGGAAAACCTATTAGAAGGATTGATAGATTTATTCATAGCTACGAAAGAAAGTAGGGATACTATAGTAGCTATGGCGTGTACTCAAGTAGTCCACTACCCCCAATATAAATCCCTACGTATAAATGCTTTAGCAGGGGACTCAATGGGCGAATGGTTTGATGAAGAAACCTTTGAGGAACATGCACAGAAGAAAGGTTGTCACTCTATAGAACTATTCGGACGTAAGGGATGGTTAAGGGTGGCTGATAAAAAAGGTTATAAGGAACAGTACGTTGTTATGACTAAAGTTTTAGAAAGTAAGGGAGAGTAACATGGGCGGCGCACCATCGTCACCGGCACCACCGGCACAGACTTCGCAGACAACTCAGACAGAGTTTCCTACTGAGTTAAAGCCATACATCTCAGACATTCTTGAGAGGGCTAAGACACGGGCTGAGTCCAGAGATGAGGCAGGGTTCCAAACCTTTCCGGGTCCCCGTCTGGCAGGGTTTGAGGATGAGACTACACAGGCACAGACTGGTATCCAGAGTTTGGTAGATGCTGGCATCTCCTCTGACCCCACCTTGTCGAGTGCTAAGTCTTACATGCAACCTGCCATAGCCAGTACCTTTGCTGGTGGAGAACAATTCACCCCTGAACGAGCTTCACAATACATGTCTCCCTACATGCAGAATGTTGTTGATATTCAGAAGCGTGAAGCCTCCCGTCAAGCAGATGTGAGGGAGAATGTTATTGGTGATCAGGCTGTACAGGCTGGGTCCTTTGGTGGTTCCCGTCAGGCTATACTTGAGGCTGAACACTCACGTAACACACAGCAACTCCTTGATGACATCCAACGTAAGGGATCACAGTCTGCCTATGAAACAGGGCTGGCAGGATTTGAACAACAGAAGCAACGTGACTTGGCAACTGGTCGTCAGTTTACTGGGTTGGCTGAACAGGCCCCACGTTTGGCAATGTCTGAGCTAGGTGCCTTACAGGGTGTTGGTAAACAGAAACAAGAACAGGCACAGTCTGCACTTGATATTGGTTATCAACAGTTCAAGGAAGAAGAACAGTATCCTGAACAGGTCTTACAAGAGTACTCCTCTGTTATCCGAGGGTTCCCTTTGACCAGTAACCAGTTTACAAATACACAACGTGCTGCCCCTGCACCTGACCTTGCAACACAGATTGCTGGTGCTGCTGGTGCAGGTATCGCTGGCCTTAAAGCTTTTAATAAAGGTGGGGGTCTTGTCCGTCTTAAAGCTGGTGGTGGACTTGCTTCTCTCCCTGAGGGAGGACCAGTATATAAAGCTCCTGTAGTGAAGCCTCCTACCCTTCGGGATCAACTACTCGGTCCTGATGCTGATCTTATAGGTTTACAAAAACAGATTCGAGAGAAACTTGAAAGGGATAAAGCTACTCAATTAGAAAATAAAAAGTCAAGTAAGAGTGATAAAAACTTAGCTTTGATGGAAGGCTTCTTGAAAATGATGGCTTTAGGTGGACAAGGTAAAAGTATCTTGTCGGCTGTAGGAGAGGCAGGGGCTGGAGTGGTCCCTAACCTAAGGGATATTAGATCACGGGAGAGGGAAGAACTTGCTGCTTATAATAATGCTGATCTGGAAGCTGCGAAATCCTTATACTCTTTAAGTAAGGACCAGAAAGCAACTAAGTTCAAACTCTATGAGAAGGAAGAAGCAAGGGGCTTAAAGAAATTAGAAGGTAAAAATGCTATGGACGTTGCTAGACTTCGGACAAAGGCTAGTAAGGAAATAGCAAGATTAGACAGGGCATTATCTAAGGCTCAAGGTGATGAACGTATTTCATTAGAGCGGCAGAAGTATGGACACCAAATCATTATAGACGAAACCAATATGCAACATCAGGAAATGATGGGGGATATTGCTTACATTAAAGGCTTGGGTGAGGAAGAACAACGTAAGGAACTCAAGATTATTAATGATAGGAAGTTGGATATCATGGATAGAGATTCTCTTACTAAAGAGAAAAAGGTCATTAATGATATTAAGAATGCTAATAACTTGGATAGTACCAGTATGCTTCACTTGTCCAGTATTGTTGATGCCCAACTTAATGTAGGATCAGGAGCGTTAATGGTTCATCATGGTAAGGTGTTGATGGCAGGGATGGAAGCTTACGGGGCTACGACAGGAACAGAGGAAACAAAACTGAAGGCAGCTATGGAAGCTATCTCCAGAAATATCACCCGCGTTAAAAAGAAACGTAGACAAATGAAAGCTATCCCTGATCCCACTGGAGCCCCTGCAGGTGGTTAAGGAGTACCTTCTATGGTAATGTCAGTTAGGTCTGAAGAGTTCCATAAAGCATTAAATTTTTGGGAAGAGTCAGAACTTGAGGACCCTCAAGAACGTCTTGCTGCTATGGATGCTCAAGGGATAGATTCAGATTCCTTTAAGTCCACCTTCAATAAAGATTATATGTCTGAGTACACTTCCACACATGAATCCTTCCGTCGAAAGGCGGGGGTTCCTGAGGGGGAAGACTTAACAGATGAGGAATATGCAGACTTCCGTCTTGAGTTAGATGATAACTTGAAAGGAGGTATCCCTATCTTAGGAACTTTTGATAGGAGCATCACACGTTTTGTAGGGGATGTTGCCAAAGATGTTGTAGATATTGGGGATATGCTTGCAGATACTACTGAGGCAGGGAAGAAAATAACTAACTGGATATCTGATTCTGTTGATAACATAAGTGATGAGTACATTTCAGATGATGTGAAGAAGCAACTAAGTGAACGGTTTGATCCTTATCATGGACAAGGGTTGATGGGGGATTTAGAAAAAACTGGGGCCGAGTTAGCAGGATTTGTTGTAGGAACTGGGGCGGTGGTTAAGATTGCTAAGACAGGATTGAGGGCATCTAAGGGACTCAGTATAGCCCCTTCATCTAAAGCTTTACTATCACGGCTGACCAGAACTTCTGTTAAGACTGTGGGTAAAAGGGGTACACGTATAGGTCAGTCTATGGCAACAGCGGCTGGGTATAGTTTAGCCTCTGCCCCAGTGATGACTGTCCTTGGGGACACAGATCAATCCCTCAGTATGTATGGGTATGATGAAGACCAGATTGCTTCTATGGATGAGCAGGAAAAATATTGGGCTAACTTCAAAGGGGATACTGGTACAGCTTTGAAGTGGGGGTTAGGTTTAACTGGGGCTGGACTGACTGTTAAGTATGGCTTTCAAAAGTTGGGTCCGGGTGCTGCTAAGTACCTACGTAAACTAGGCAGTGAGAATACAGCTTTAAGATATGTTCGAAGGAACCTCTTTGATCATAGGGGGACTGATAAAGATTTCTTGAACCAGTTAATAAAGAGGGAGAACGCCCCAAAGAAGGCTGTTATAGAAGCAGAAGGATTAGCTAATGATCTCCGTAAGGAGGTTAAAGATTTTGTTGGTGGTGATAAACACGCAGCAGAATCTTATATGAATACTATAGTTAACTCTGCTTTAGCAGGGGATAATGCTGCCATCGGACTCTTATATAAGGATAGCCCTGCTATCTTAGATAAGGTAAATGCGATGCGGCATAAGATTGATACGATCTCCTCCCATCTAAGTAATAATGTTCTGAGTCATAAAGGATTGTCAGCCACCATTGATCAGAATAAAGGGTTGTACCTGAACAGGTCTTATGAGGTATTTGATAACGCTGAGTACCGAGAAGAGATTGTAAAAAGGATTGGTAAGTTTAAGACAGATGATTCGGTAATTCAGAATGCGGCCAACTTCATCAAGGGAAACACTAACAAGACAGATGAAGAAGTACAGACAATCCTTCTCCAACTCATAGGGGAAAGTCCTACCCATAAAATCACACAAGAACTATCCTCACTACATAAAGGCTTTACTGCTTCAAAAGTATTGAAGGGGAGGAAGGATATCCCTGAAGAACTTAGGGCATTCTATGGTGAGGTAAGGGACCCTACCACTAACTACATAAAGACAGTAGAAAAATTATCACGACTTACTGCTGAACATGACTTCTTATCTAATGTAAGGCAAGGGCTCATAGCTAAAGGGGCAGGGAAGTCTTCTAATATTGGTGGTCGCACAGATTTGTATGGTGATGCTGAATCTGTTTTAGGGGATAGGTTAGGGGCTATCTTTGGAGGGAAGGCTTCCAACATTAATAACCCCCTGTCTGGTTTGTATGTCCATAAGGATTACCTTAAAGCTATGAAGGAAAACTTAGGGGATGATTGGATTAGTGGATCAGAGAATGCTAGTCAACTCCTCAGAGCATGGTCAAAAGCAAAGGGTATGTCACAGGCATCGAAGACTGTATATAATCCTGCCACCCACGTAGTTAATACATTGGGGCAGATGTCTATCTTGGCAGCTAATGGGATGATGCCAACAGGTAAGGCTGCTATAACATCTGGTAAAGCATTAGGTAAACGATTCTTTGGGATGACAGGGGAAGAATCGGGTAAATACTTAGGCAGACTCCAAGAGTTAGGGGTCACTGATAGTGGTGTTGTAGTAGGTACATTGAAGAAGAACTTCAGGGACTGGGCGCGTGACCCATATACTGTCGGACATAGGACTATTGCACGTAGAGTTGCTGCTGCCCCCGGTCAGGCTGCTGGTAAAGTTAATCGAAAGCTAATGGAGACATATCAGGCAGAGGATGACTTCTTTAAGATTATCCACTTTGAAAAATCAAAGGAGATGTTTAAGAAGGCGTACCCTGAACGCTCCACAAAACAGATAGAAGAGATGGCAGCACAGCGTACACGGGATCAGATGCCTAACTATGCTCTAGCCTCTAACGCTGTGAAAGGTTTACGTGTATCTCCTCTTGGAGACTTTATGACCTTCGCGGCTGAGATGATGAGGACTTCAAAGAATTTAGGATACAATGTTCTACAGGATGGGATGAGTGGTAATGCAGTATTACAGGCAAATGCTGCTAAGACTCTGGCAGGGATGACGGCTGTAGGGGTAACCCCTTCTGCTTTACAACACTTCTCCAGAATAAACAATGGGATAACACAGTCTCAGGAGGATGCCATAGATATGTTGGCCCCTACTTATGAGGCATTCTCCCCACGTATTTATAAGAGTGGGGTAAACTATGATCAGAATGGACATATGGGGGCTACCTATCAGAGTTTAGGTAACCTTGACCCTTATGATTATCTTAAATCATTTGCAGGGGCTGTTCATCAGATTGCTAACTCTGTAGATGTAGGGTCAGATGGCTTCAGTATAGAGAACCGCCCTGAATTTAATCAGGCTATATACGGTATCCTTGAGAATCAGCTATCCCCTTTCTTTGGAACTTCGATGGTGACTGATGGTTTATTAAAAGCTATCCAACAAGGACATGGTGCTGGAGAAATGATTTCTTCCTCTGATACTGTAGGGGCTAGAGTGTTAGAAGATTGGGGGGTTCCAGATTCTATAGCTAAGACTATGGGGTATGCTGGTGACCCCTTCATGCCGGGGTTCACTAACTTTATAAAAAGGAAGGATGCCTTCAATAAGAGTGGGACCCATTCACGTAGTGGTTCCACTATCCTCCCTTCAGATGCTTCTATCACAAGAGGATTGTTAGGCTTTGGTAATAAGAGATTTGATTTCACTGCTGGATTAAATTATCAACTCAGCCCACATGAACGTAGTATCTCTGATGCTAAATCAACCTTTACCCGTGAGGTAAAGAATAGAAATGCTTCTCAAGAAGATATTCTAAAAGCATTTGCAGGGGCGCAGAAGGCTTCTCATGGGGCGCAGCTTGAGATGAAGAATGTCTTAGATGCTTACCGTGTGTTAGGGGCTGACGATGATGACATCTTCAATGCTATGTCCCATCTTAAACACCCTAAGGAACAACGGGCTAGATTTAAACGGATGCTACAGACAGAGGAAAATGGGTTTGTCCCTATGAAACCTTCTGATGGAGATATGGTTGTATCTGATGAACAGATCACCAACAGAAATCCTATAGACTGGGATACGATGTTTGACTACTACGATAAGTACTACGGATTCCCATTAAAACAAAGGAAAGTTAGGTAAGATGAGTGAACGTTGGGGAGGTTTCTTCACCGTAAAGGAATTACAGTGTAAGGGTACAGACGAGTGTGAGATGGACGAAGGATTTATGGATCGTCTTGTGTCTGTACGTAAGGCTTTCAACAAGCCAATGATTATCACATCAGGGTATAGGCATCAGGCACATAACTCTGCTATAGGCGGGGCAAGGTACAGTCCCCATCTATATGGGAAGGCAGTTGATGTGGCAGTGGACAGGACTGATGCGTATGAGTTAGTCAGAGTTGCTATGAATCATGGGATGACAGGCATCGGTGTGAAGCAACGGAATGGTAGTAGGTTCATCCACCTTGATGATATGTCCCCCTCAGAGAACCATATCAGACCCACAATGTGGAGTTATAAGTAATGTCCTTCACATTCAATAAGGATGCTGTATGGTTTATTAAACAGCAGAGGACTAACCTCCGTAAACTTTCTGACAATCATCTGAAAGAATCCTACTATAAGGATTGTGTTAAGGAAGTAAACGAGATCGTTAAGGTTATCCCTTCTAACCCTACCATCTTAGATATTTGATGTGGTATAGGGGGTATGGATGCTATCCTTATCAATCACTATAAAGATAGCTACGTGTACCTGTTAGATTCTGATGGGGATACTAACCAAGGTGGCTGGATGGGTGGGGGACAATATTGTAATCAACAAAAACTCACCAAAGATTTTATGCTGTCTAACACCATTGAAAATAAATTCTCCTTCGTCCCTGATATGGGGAGGGACTTCTTTGAGGAAGTAGATGTCATCACATCCTATCTGTCGATGGGATACCACTATGGGATCAAAGAATATAGAGCATTGATCATGCGATGTCTTAAGAAGGATGGGCTACTGATTGTAGATTTAAGGAAACCTAAAGAGCATTGTCCTGAAAAAGACTTCTTTGAATTAAAATGCGAAATAAAGGGTACTAAGGGTAGGCCCAGATATGTATTTAGGAAATTGATCTAATAATAACGGGCAGGATGCGAAATAAAGGGTACTAAGGGTAGGCCCAGATATGTATTTAGGAAATTGATCTAATAATAACGGGCAGGGTACTCTGTTCTGTCAAACATTTTGGCAAATTCCATTGCCTCTTTCCTATGTAAGAACCTAAACCTTGTATACAGTCTAGCCTTATTAGTGGCGGTGAATACAGCAGACCCCTTTTTATCTTTTACCTCTGCTAATATTCGGATCAGACTATTCATCGTGTCTTGTTTCTCATGTCGATCCCCGAAGGGAAAGTTCATACCCACCTCACGCACAGGATGATGTACCATTAGGCTGCTATCCTTTCTGGCTTAGTCATTAGTCTTCCCCTTTTGTCTGACGTTTAATAGTTTCCTCAACCCCTTCAGCTTCAGCCTCAGTAGGGAGGGAGTAGTTCCAGCTACACAGGGCCATAAGGGAGATCATCTTCTCCTCCCCTAATATCTCCATGAACCTGATGATCTCACGTTCAAGAGTCTCAGAGGATTTCTCCACCACATCAGGGTTCTTACCCCGTATCTTTGCCAGCATATCCAGTGCTTTGATAGCAGTCTGTCCATGCCCTTGTTGTTTGGCTGTGGCGTACTGGTGTTCTAGTTCATATACAACGTCGAGGTCGGTGGAAAGGTCTTGCTCTAGTTCCTCAATCCTTCTCCGTATCTTCTCATCCTTTAGGAGTTTGGAACCATGATTGGTGGCAGAGGCATGGGCATACCCTGCTTGCTTTGCACTCTCCGTACCATTCCTACTAAGGACATAGTGACGGCAGAAGAGTTCCATTTTCTCATTTAGGAAATCACCTTGAGCCATGAACCACCTTCAAAAACTTATCAACATCATTTTGCATAGTCATACATTTACATACAGGTAGAGGACCCAGACATCCACACATAAAGATATTCCCTACAGGTTCATCAGGGAATTTCTTCAGGGCAAACTTAACATGGGCAACATACTTAGCCACTGATTCTAATTCTGAGTCTGTGAAGTTCATTTCATTTCACTTCCCCATGATCTTTTTTGCCACAGCATTTAAGAGGGTGACCCCACCCCCATCAGGTTTCTTCTCCTCACTACGCTTGTACACGTATACTCCGAGGACCGCTAAACCTACACTCCACATTCCCGTCATTCCTATAAGTGCAGAAATTACCGCAGGTGCCGTTGCGGGTGCCGTCACAATTGTGTACACTATCACCCCCATCTGTGCTGCCCAGCTTACTGCCATGATATACCCGAACGTTGGACGCATCCTTCGGACGTAGGGGTCGGAGGAAGATACTTCCTTCCTTATTGTACTGTTGATAGCTTTTAATCGTTCTGTCTCCTCTCCATAAAGGGAAGCAGTACTAGAGTTCAACTGCTGTTGGAACTTGATGAAAGCCTCAGGGCTGTCACGTAGTGCAGCAGCGGCTTGCTCCTGATCGGACTTACCTGTAACAGACAGTGCTATATCTGCAACAGCTTCAGTTGCCCTATTGGCAATCGAGTCACTGTCACTGTCGAATAGTTTCATTATGTATGGTGCTGCTTGTAAGGCTACACCTAAGAGTGCCGGTAACATTTATATTACTCCTTTCAATCCGTTTCAAATCCTACAAATTCTATAAATTCATCTTGATCCCTTGTCCTCATATAAACATCTATATATGTTGTCCCTCCTCCTACCGTACTCTCCCTGTAACAACGAAAACTTTCCCACCCCAACAACCTCAAAAATTTTAACTTCCCCTTATACATAGCTCGGAGTATATCCCGTTGTGTCATTACAGTATGTCCTCCCAATAAGTTTCTTTAGCTTTACGTGATGTCCTCCACACTGCTTCACATAAGGAATCCTCCCCATGAAACTCTATAGAGAAATCAATATCATGTCTGTCGAATAGTTTCTCACAGTCTTGAGCCATCGCAAGTAGCTCACCTGTAGTAACAAACTTATCACCGTCTGTCTCCACTGTCAAGTACTTTGTACGATCATGCTCATCTTTAGCTTCCTTGATTTCCTCATCTGATAAGCCAGTATATGAACCACTGAACCCATACATAATGAAGTTACGGAAACCTAAGATGTGGAACATACCAAATGCCCTAAGGGCTGCACACGTTCCGCCTGTTACCAGCACAGCACCCTCATGGATGTTAACCCCATCAGCTATAGCCAGCTTGTCTTGTACGTCAGGGTTCCTGATAGCATCAGAGTAAGCGTGCCATCCTTTGATCTTAGCGTCCAGCCCTAATAGATGGTTGAAGACAGAGGTGTCTGTCATGGATGCCACAAGGAATGTCGTTTCCTTCAAGGGGGCAATGAACAAATCCTTACGCTTAATCCCATGAGTGGATATACCATCTATAGGACGGGGGTCAAGAATGACACAGTAGTCAGGGACTATCCCATGCTTCATAAGAACAGGGAAGGAATGTTTAACACATACAATGATAGCAGTGGGTCTTTCTTTTATTGTCTCTGACAATTCATCAACATCAAAAGGACCGCCGCTTACCAGTATAATATCCTGTGTAGCCATCCCACAATTCTCAATCCAATTCCAATCCTTCTCTGTTAGGAGTTTGACATTGGTGTTGATGTTGTTATGGATGTAATCCACTGGCATACAGTCGCGTGGGGAGATGACGATAGGAACCTTACGTAGGTCTTCAGGAATGTCAGGCATCCCATCTTTGTACACCACTGCAAGATGGGTAGTCCCTCCTCCTAATACAGGGTCAGAAGAAGGTAAGACTTTAATGTTCCACTTGTTCTCCTTATCCTCTGAGAGGTTAGTGATAACCTGATTAGTACCACAGTGTTCTTCGGGGGGTTGTACCCCATTAGCATCCTTTGAAAAGAAATCATCGAACACTACTAAGGGGATGCTAGACAGTGCCTCCCAATCAGAGTTGCATGTCTCAAAGGAATGACCACCATCTATATAAGCGAAGTCAATCCCTTTAGTGTCAAAGTCTTTCAAGGTTTCTTTAGTATCCCCTTGATAAAGCTGATGGATGAATGTCTTACCTTTCTTCTCCATCAACAGACTGAACTCATCAAGCCTACTATTCACAGCGTCTATAGTATTATGAGCTTTAGTGTTGAGTTCTACTTTATCTGATTCCTCAGTGGCTTCCTCAAATAAATCGAAGCCCCAGTATTCTACAACATCGTGATGTTCAAAAGCAGCAAGGGCCATCTCAATAGCCCTCCCACCATTCCATGTTCCTACCTCTACAATCTTATTAATATCGTAGTGTCGGATCAAGGTGGCTAACTGTCCATAACGTTTAGGCCCTACCACATCAGGGGATGTTTGGGAACGGGAGAGTTTACGATTCCCTTTGAAGTGTGTCATATAAGAATTGACAGGGCTTTGTCCAAACGCATCAAGCCCTGTAGCTAACGGGGTAAGGTTCTGTGCCTTGAGGCCATGTGCTTTATGGATGTTGAGCAGACGTTCGATGATGAACCCGTCGTGCCATTCCCTATAACCTAACACTTCACCACTAATGTAGGCACCACGGATGTCACCTAACAATTCACAAGGTCCCTGCTTGGTAAGGTTGAACCCTAAGAAGGATGTCTCACTATAGTCTGTGTCCTTCCTACCTAAGTGGATTAGGTCTTTCTTGAAGTCACAGAACTTGTTAAGGATATTCTTATTGAATGGTTTGGTGGTGATGGTATCAGCATCTAACCAGAACAGCCAGTGATGATCCCTTTCCATCAGTTCAAAAGAGAACTCAGTCAGGGCAAAGACTTTATGGCACCACTTAATAGAGTCCATACGCCAGTTGTATTCAGTCTTACCTCCATGAGTACCATCATAAGGCTTCATCGCATCCCTATAGGTAAGCATATCCTCAATGACGTTAAGGTTTCTGAAGGTGACCCTGTCTGTATTCTCTTCAGGCATGTCAAAGTCATGGTAGAAACAGGTAAGGTGGAGGGAATCATCCCAGTATTCCTTTACTGAATCCAGCATCTTCTTTCCATAGAGGTTATAACCCTCTTCATTCATACTGGTTACAAAATTAATCATCTGATGGTACCTTCCTCCACTCCGAACTTAAATGAATACCCTGAAAATTATTTTGAATCCACATTTGGTGTAGTACTCCCTTTATAAATTTAATGTTAACGGTTGGTTCCCAATGTCCTTCACAGGAGGCTACAGTATGTCCCGCTATTAACAACTCCCCTGTACATAAATTACCTGTGTAAGTAAGTGTATCCCCTGTTAACTCAGTCATAGATGACGCACTCCTCACAGATGGTTCCAGTTACATCCTTCTCAAGATGTTTCTTTCGTAGGTCTTGAAATTTATTAGAGTGCCATGCTTCCATGAAGGATACTTCATTCAGGTCCCCCATGTTGAATCGGTTGTCATGGTCGAAACAACAGGCACTCAATCGTCCGTCGAAGGAGATGTGTCCTTCTGTGAAGATACTCCAGCAAGGTAAGGGATCGCGTAGATTGTCGAGCCTCCCTCTATTACCTTGTACAAAACTCCACTCATCGTTTTCAACCAGTGCTGCTTGATTGTAAAGGGGGAGAGCGTAGAGTTCATCCACGTAGGGTCTGACGCTGTCAAGATATTCATTTATTTTTTCACCTTGTTCCCCATCATATTCAATATAAGATGCATACAGACCACAGTCGTAGTGACCAAAGTTTCTGGCATGGTACGCTTGTATTAAGTTCTCTTTGATTTTATAGAACAACGAACCCTTTACATCCGCCACCTCTTTGAACTGCTCTTCATCAGCATAGTTAAGGGAGAACTTCAAACTGTCCAGCCCTGCTTCGAAGCAGTCAACTACTTTCGCAGGTGTAGCAAGGGAGCCATTAGTTGTGAGGAATACATAAGGGTAACCACATTCCTCTTTAGCAAAACGGATAGCATCAGGGAGCCACTTACATAGGAAGGACTCACCTAAATAGAACACACCAAGTTCCTCCACTCCTGCTTCACGCATCTCTTTAACGACACGCTTGAAGAAGTCGAAGTTCATTTCATTAGTGGTACGTAGGCGTTGTGAGTGGGCGCAGAAGTGACATCGGAAGTTACACTTCCCTGTGATCTCTATCTTTACACTCTTAGGGGCAGGAGGTAGGGGAGTAGAATACTCCTCAGTCATCCCAGTTATATTGTCGATGCGTGAGGTAATAGTCATGTCCCCTACCTTAATCCTTATTTCTTAGTTGATTCCAATAAGCCAAACGAATCCTCTACATCCTGTCGATAGGTCTGTAGGGTTTCAATCTGATCGTCAATAGCTTTCAAGGTACGAGCCTGTTGTTTATCCTGTAGACTCTTCAGTGTAGAGTCAGACACAACATAAACCTGAGGCTGAGTCATTGAAGCGGTTCGAAACATTTCGTTTAAGATTCCATACATTTGTTTTCTCCTTTTAGAGATAAGCGAGTTGAGGTTAATGGTCCCTATCATAGGCAACCACTCTATATAATACTCTTATGTCCCTGAGTAATCAAGAAATAATTGTATTGATTAAGTATAATATTGAACAGATGAGGGCAGCAGCAGGGATAGCCACAGCCGCTATCATAAAGAGGAAGATGAAGAGGTCAATCACCTCCCTTCTCCTTAGGCTTTGGTTTTTTCTTAAAGATATTATTCCACCCTTCACGATAGGCAGGGGTTACTTTCTTTTGGGTTTCATCTGTCATCTTTCACTCCCTATAAAATAAATGTCTACCAACCCTACCTATGTAGGTCAGTGCCTTACTCCAGTAAGGCTTCACGTAGTGGGCATGATAATGTGTGGCCCCTTCTAGCTCTGCTGATGATGCTCCATCTAATGCTAATCGTGCCACATGTGAGGCCATAAGTCTAGCCTTTTTATTAGGCATCCTCTCATGCTTCCCATCACACCAGTAGGAGAAGGAACACCTATGGTGGACAACCTCACATACTGTGTCCCCATACTTCCCCTCACTGACCCTGTTAAGGATCACAGTTGCCACTCCTAACTGTCCGAGTAAGGGTTCTCCCCTACTCTCATAGTAGACAGCTTCGGTAAGACATCCCAACTCTCCTGCATGGGCAGAGCGTAACATAACCCCTGCTAATATGAGAAGGACGAAGAGGGCTACTATGAGAGCCCATATGGATTGCTGTTTCAATTTACTCATCACAAGTTTTATTCCCTGTATCTGGGTCAATGAAACATGCTGCACCCTCTGGCTCTGGTGTAACTTCCTTTAGGATACCAGTACGGGAACCAGCAGCACGGTAGGTGGTGATACCCTTTAGCTTACCCTTCCATGCTTTGACATAGACATCTTTGAAGTCATCGAAGGATACATCAGCCCCAACGTTGATTGTCTTAGACACAGCGGAGTCCACATAAGGTTGGACTGCTATCTGCATATCAAGATGTTCATCAACGCTTAGTTCATCAGAGGTTGCCCCCTTCAATCCAAAGTAATGGTAGGCATAGTCTTGAAGGATGACTTCCTTAGACCCTTCCTCAGTGAGGACAGTACGCTGTACCTCTGTAAGGAACACAGGTTCTATCCCACTGCTGATGTTGTCAGCGGTGAAAGAGATTGTCCCAGTAGGGGCAATGGAGATTAGGTGGGAGTTACGCATTCCCTGTGTTTCTATTTTAAGTCTGATATCCTCAGGGAGTCGGGCAATAAATGCTCCACTTAAATACTCAGCTTCCTTATAAGCAGGGAAGCTCCCCTTCTCTAAGGCAAGGTCAGACGATGCCTCATATGCAGTATAGGTAAGGGTACGCATCACCTTCCGTACAAATTTAACTGCTGCGGGTGAACCATAACGGATACCCATCATAAGTAATGCACTGGCAAGTCCTGTTATACCTAACCCCATCCTACGTTTTGTCTTAGCTTCCAACTCCTGTTGGGGGAGGGGGTAAGAGGTTCTATCAATTACGTTGTCAACGGCTCTGACCACATGAGGGATGTCAGCTTTAAGTTCATCATAATTAAACTTCCCATCTTCCACATACTTAGTCAGGTTAAACGAACCTAACAAGCAAGCACCGTAAGGTGGAAGTGGCTGCTCACCACATGGGTTGGTTGCACAAATAGTTTCCATGTAATGTAGGTTGTTGTCAGCATTAATCCTGTCAAGGAAAATGACACCCGGTTCAGCCCACTCATAAGTGGAGCGCATGATCTCATCCCATAAGGCAACAGCATTGATGGTCTTGTATACAACCCCATTGAACTTGAGGTCAAAGCTCTTACCTTTGACAACTGCATCCATGAACTCATCGGTGATCCCAACAGAGATGTTGAAGTTAGTAAGGGCATGTGAGTTACGCTTGGCCCTGATAAACTCTTCTATGTCAGGGTGATCACAACGGAGGACCATCATCATGGCACCCCTACGGTGATTGGCTGACATGATTGTCTTACAGAGGGAGTTAAAGATTTCAGCAAAGGAGATGGGGCCAGACGATGATGAGTCTAAAGAAACAATCCTGTCCCCTTTAGGGCGTAGGAGGGAGAAGTCGTAACCGATACCTCCACCCCTACGCATAGTCTCTGCTGCCTCTGCAACGCGTAGCATGATAGAGTCCATTGAATCTTCAATGACCCCACTGACAAAGCAGTTGAACGCAGTGACATTACGGGGGGAACCCATAGAGGATTGCACCCGCCCTGCGTTAAGGAACTTCTGCATCATTAAGATTAGTTTGAATATGACACGGTGTTCTTCTGTGTCAGACATGGCAGCAGCCTGTCGTGCCATAGCCTCCCCATAGGACTCGTATGTTAAGCAGTATTTATCTGAGTGTAACTCAGCACAGGCTGGAACCTGTGGTCCGTAATTCTCCATCATGTTTCCTTTACTTCAATAAGTTTAGTCAAATACCATTGGGCTTTCTTTAAATCTTCTACACCATTCTTGTAACGGTAACGCCACATGTACTTGATGATGTTACCTTGTAGGTAATATTCAAACCCTTCATCAGTTGCAGCATGGATAGCATCTATACACTCAATCCCTGCCTGATTATAATGGGATGGGTTGTTAACTAAATCTTCTTCAGATTGAGGTCCTCTAGTGATGAGAGTATCCTCACATGTATACCCATAACATTTAGCACACTTCCCTTGTACTGTTGGAGCATCGGGATTATTTCTCTTACATAGATGTTCTCCGTCTACGTAATCTGAGAACAATGGGTCAGTCATAGATGGAATCATATTAATCTCCTTTACGAATGTGTTAGTATTGCGTTGATCCTTTTCCGTACATACTCTATCTCTTTAGACTCAAGCACCTTGAAGGCAAACCCCCTAAGGTACGATGGGTCTATACCTGCATTCTCACATACAGTTTGAAAGTCATGTGCTGTTACCCCTACACTGGCAAAGAACCATGCCTTCGCCCTGTCCCTGTCATGCTCAGACATCTCAGGCTCCCCTGTGTATGCAGGTTTAGTCGCATCCAATAGGGCTTGAAGGATAACAGCAAGGTAGAGTGTCCTGTCAACTGAGTTACCACGTGAGATATCAATTTCAAGGAACGTACTTATTTCAGTCTTTTTCATTTTACCTTCTGACGCTTTATTAGTTTTGGGGCATGGCCCATTGAGGGTATGTACCTGATAGCACCTATCTGTGCATTATAATACACACGATGATCTGTCTGGTCAAAGTATTTAACAAGGACATCCTCCTTGTGTTGGATGTTGGACTCGCAGTAGACCAGCCATCCCCTTGAAGGACAGTCCTGTATCATTTCAAATTTGAAATTGTGTATGCCGTCAGATTTAATATCGGAGTTCAATGAAGAAGATGAAGATGTGTAGGTCCTCCAATCGGACTCCTTCCACTGCTTCCGCTTCTTGTACATATGGTACTGTTTCTTTCCAATATACATCCTCCCTGTTAGGAGGTTGGTTATTCGATACACAAACCCGAACATCTTATTAGGTCGTGGGACATACGTGCTTTCCCAGTGTCCGTTCTTGTGTATCTTCTTAGGCATCAGATGATCTCCCCAATAGGCTTGAGGATACTGATAGGGACAGAGTAACAGGATGCTCTAAAGACAAAACCATTAGACGCATCCTTATCCCCCTTCTCATAGTAGGTGGCTGACTTAAAGAAGTCATCCTTAGAGAGGTAGCCCAACACCCACCCCTTGTCCATCTGATTATGGATACGGGCAAAGGCGTAGTGATCACACTTCTGTGTGGCGTTGGTCTTAGACACAGAGCATTCATAGTGAGGGAGAGGGGGGACTGATGTTGCTTTAGTCTTCACATCTATAGTCTCCCCATTAGCCAACACTAAGTCGTACTCGTATGTGTTCTCATGTTTAGTATCCGTAGGTAGGAGGGCTTTAGTTATCTCCTCACCTAAGAACCCGTAGATGTTACCGGCACCACCACGTATAGAGTTACGTAGCTTACCCATCTCTGCTGCTGCATTACGGGAGCGGATGAGCATATCATCTGCGACTGCTACTTCAATCATGATTCTAACCTTCCCATCAATTTCTTAGCCCCTTTAGTATTATTTGTACGGAGGTAACGCTCCACCCTTTTAACAAGGTGCTTACGTTCCTTATCCTCCCTTTTAAGGGCTTGTTCAGGGGTGATAACAGCCCGTACTTTGTTTACTTTGTTTGGGTAGGTCATAGGATTTCTTCCACCTTTGGTTCCTTCATAACTTGGGTGAAGTGTCTTGGTCCTTTCGCATACTGAAAGGTGCGCAGTCCTCCACCATTATTACTATCGCTCCAGCAATGAAGATTAAAGGAACAGTACACACAACCAACAGCAAGAGTCCTGTTACCAGAAGCCCCATCGGGAACATCATCATAGCAACGAGGAGGCGTTGAGGTAAGGTCTTGAACCATCTTTTGATGTTCCACTTTTGTTTTTGCATTTATCATCTCCATCTCATGTATGGGTAGTAAGGCCATCTCTGCGTTTACTTTTTGGAAGGCGAGGAAGTAAGCTTCCTTATCCCCTTCCGCTTCAGCGTATGCTGAGATTTGAGGGATGTACCCAAAGGCATCGTCCTCTGTAAGCTTTGCTTCTCTAAACTTTCTGAAACCAAAAGGGGATGCGGTCTTAGCATCAACAAGTTTACCGTCAATCCTTGCATCAATGTGTCCTTTAACCCCATCAATTTCAACTTCCTTCTGTTCATCCTCAACTGTATGACCTGCTAACTTAGCAGACCAAAAGAGGACTTCTTCCATAATATCTCCTATTAAAAATTGTAGACGTAAACGTCCGTCGATCTCCGTACCCTTGTCATCTTCATTAAGTTGATACCAAAGCTTACGGTCTGGTGTACCTAATCCAGATAGGCGTAGCCCCCTCTTACCACTACGATCCTCTGACATCCTATCAGATATGATAGTGGCAAGAGCATCGGCCAACCCCTTAGTAATTTCGGGGGTGACCACAGTATCAGGTGCTTCCCATATGGCGTATATATCTTCGATCAATGTGTTGATTGATTTCATTTAAAAGTCTCCTTAAATGCACGATAGACTACCGTCCAAATCCAGATAGGCCATAAGAAAACTCCACTCCCTATCTTATGTCTATCATTAACCCAATAACCGAGTAGGGCAAACAGGGCAGTGATGATAGCATACCCTAACAACATCCATTCCCAAAACATTTCAAAATCCTTAGACTAAAATGGGGTATGGCGAAAGGAGAAACCATACCCCACTTAGGTTGACCAGTTAACTGTTTAGGCTATTCAGTTAACCAGCTTGGGTCAGCGGGAGATCATCAAAGTCATCCGCTGCGGGTGCATCAAGGGCTTCAAAGTCTTCGAAGTCCCCTTCCTTACTTGCGTAAGGGATATGGTTGACAACTTGTACAGCCATCAAGTCCCCGCTGGTCCCCTTACCAAAGGAGTTATCATACTCCCATGTACGGAACTTAACGTTAACTTCAGAGCCGTTACCAACCAACTCAGTGAACGGGTTCTTACCACGATCCTTTACATCGGGCTGCATGTTAGGTGTACCATCCTTACGAAGGGTACGGCGGGAGAGGGATACGAAATCCCCACGGTCATCACCTTTGTTCTTAACCCGAAGGCCAGTATCCTCAACAATGGATTTCATTTCAGCGGTGAGGTTACAAACGTCGATCTGCCATTTAGGATCGAAGGTGGTGTTCGGCTGTTGGAGTGCGGCCCAGTAGGCGTTACCATTAATAATAGGCATAGTGTGTAGTCTCCTTATAGGGTTTATGTTAAAGTAGGGATACTTCATCCCCTTGCATGTCTTGTATTATACGTGGTTATATCTGTGTGTCAACTCCTTTCTTAAAAGAATTCAAGTTCCTTTTAAATATGTTATAGCTCTATAAAATAAGGGGATTGAATCTTGTAAAAGACCTAAACATCTATTACATCTATTACATAATAATCCCCTTACCTTTTTAGTTTTGTGGCAATGATCAACAGCAAAATGTTTGAACCCTTTATTTTCTGTTACCCCACAAATAGCACAACTATTATTTTGATTATAGATCATTTGGTTATAATCATGTTGTTCTATGCCATATTTGTGTCTCCAGTTCCTATGTCTAGCGGAAGCAGATGCATCCTCTGGATTTTCTTTCCTCCATTTTTTTCTAGCTAAATCATCACAAGATTTACAGCGATATGCCTTCCCATCTTTAGATGCTTTGTAATTATAGAAAGACTTTAACGGTTTCTCTATCTTACATACAGTACATGTTTTCATAATGTGTAAGTTTAACACAAACACATTAATGAGTGCAAGCCCAATTATTTCCAATCTTATATCCAGCGTCAAGTGGGCATTTGACTCCTAAGATTTTCTCTGCGTCTTTGATAGCAAGACGGGTGATCTCACCCAATGCTTCTGCATCTTCCTCACATACATCGAATTGATATTCATCATGGATGGAGGCAACAAGTAATACATCTAAGTCAGCAGCATGGACCCGCTTCATTATCTGTACCAACCACACCTTACATACTATAGCCCCCATTGCCTGAAGCAATGTATTGAGGGCGGCATGTTGATGTCTTATCTTTAACAACCTACCATCCAAACCTTTTATGTATGGGTGGATAGCTGCCTTCTTAACTTTGGCACGTAGCTTTGCTAGTCCGGGGATGGATGCTTCAAAAGAAAGGATAGCTTCCTTTGCTTTCTTACTAGAGAATCCTAATATAGCTGCAATCTTCTTAACCCCAGCACCATAGAGGAAGGCATAGATGAATGTCTTAGCCACCTCTCTGTCTGTAATGCCTAAAGCATTCATGTTAGCTGTATGCACATCCCCATCCACGACGATGGATATGTAGTCTTGATCGCCAACGTAGTGTGCAAAGCATCTGAGTTCCAGACCGGAGGCATCAGCACCTAACAGTACCCTGTTACCCCGTGGTTTCCATAAGGCCCTCATCTCCTTACCATAAGGGGAGTACACCGCCACTGCTTGTGCAACGTTAGGTGAGTGATGTGCCATTCGTGTTGTGACAGCACCGATTGTGATCACCTTCCCATGTATGCAACCAGTGTCGTGGTTGTATGCGTTGATCCAGTTATCCAACTGGCCTATTCGCTTCTCTAGCATGAGGTAACGATAGATCAACTTAGCCTCTGGAAAGTTCACACCTTCAAGGACAGACTCATCAATGGTTGGTTGGCCTGTGTCAGTAAACTGTTTAGGCTTCCACCCTTTACGTATGAGTTGCTTACCTATCTGTTGGCGTGAGCCAACGTTGAACTCAACGAACTCTACTAAAGAGAATGGGCCTGATACATTAGTCCACCCATCCCCTAACTTAGCTAATCCTACCTTGGACATGGCACCATCATTTTTATATTTAGGTGTCACATGTCTGAGTAGGTTACTCATAGGCAGCATCGTCTGTCGGATCGTTTCTTCTACCTTGTATTTTTCCTCATTCAAATGGGCAACAAGGATGGTAGCATTTTGTATATCAAAGGCAAAGCCATTACGTTCCTGTTGGGATACGATAGCCCTGACCTGTGTTTCTAATCGTATGCTTTCGGGTGAGAAATTGGATAAGGCTTTCTGTAAATACCTATAGACCTTACCTGTTATGTCTACATCCCTTTCACAATATGTAACCATCTCCTCAGAGAACCATTCGTAGTCATTGAACTCTATCTTAGGATACTTAAAGCGTCCTCCCCATGCTTCTAAAGAGTGACCCCCTTTCATATCTGGCTCTGCCAGTTGGGACATGAGCATCGTGTCATATACCTGTGAAGGTTTTATCTCTGTACCTAACAGGTCATTACATACAGGGGCATCGAATGATAACCCGTTGTGCATAACGAACTTAACATCACCTGATACATCAGAGGGGAAGTTGGTGTAACATTCTTGTTGTCTGTACTTAACCTTCTGTTGAGTCACCGCATCCTTTGTCACGATGCAGTGTACCTTAGAAGGTGTCAGGCTCTCAGTTTCTACATCAGTGATTAAGGTTTTCATCTTACGTTATACCTCTCCGAATGCTTGGGCCGGTGGGTAGGTGTCAAAGTTATCCTGCCTAACGGAAGGACCTTCAACCTCCTCCAACCTACCAGTTTCCTTATGGAAGTACAGGTGGGTAGCTATACCATTCTCACCAGCATACCTGTTCTTCAAGACACGGCACACAGTGGTGTTGGCATCAACATCATCATCAGCTTGTTGGTCACGTTCAAGGGCAATGACAATATCAGATAGTTGGGCGATTGATTGGGAGCCACGTAAGTGTCCTAATGAAATCTCCTTACCATCCTCTGCCCCCTTATCTGATGATGTCCTACGTAAGTGGGACACTAACATCAAGGAACAATTAGTTTCCTCAACGATGGAGCGTAGCTTAGTCATCAGTATATCAATGGACCTACGTTCATCAGTACCTTCCTGACCTGACACAAGTATCGAAAGGTGGTCAAGGAAAATCCATTTACAATCCAATGCCTTCACCATGTACCTGACCCTGTTGAGGATTTCATCATTCTCTAATGAGCCAAAGTGATCGAAGGCATAGAACCTACCAGTCCCTAACGTCTGAGCCTCAAATACTTTGAGTTGCTCCCTTGTGTACTCAGACCTACGTTCCCTCAGGTACAGCCTATCACTGGCAGGGACAGACATAAGGTGGAAGCATGTCTGCTTAACGTTCTCCTCAAGGGCAATCACCCCAATGTTATCCTTAGTGTTCTGTAGGATATGGTACATCAACTCCCTTAGGATAGACGACTTACCAGTTCCAGTACCGGCGGTAAGAGTGACAAGTTCCCCTGTGCGAATACCATAGAGCTTATCATTAAGTCCCACCCACGGATATAGGCAAGTCTCAGCATCTCCGTCATCATATAGATCATCTCCGACATCTCCTAAGTTAATGATACCGGCTGGTGTATACACTTCTGCACCCCACCATGCCCTCATAAATGCTTCGAACTTGCCATCACGAAGGTAATCATTAGCATCTTTGTAATCCATCTTCATCACCCGAACCTTCTTAGGTTCAAACAACGCTGCAACTTTCTTAGCTGCATCCCCCGCCTCATCCATGTCAAAGGATAGGACAACGAACTCAAACGAATCAATGTATTCAAAGTTAGCCTTGAAATCTTTCATCGCACTAGAGGATGACTTGATTGAAATAGCAGGGTACTTAGACCCCATCAGTTCGTATGCTGCCATCGCATCACACTCACCTTCCGTCACTGTGATATATTTACCACCAGCAGGGAACACGTTTGTCCCAAACATCTGAGCGTTGTTCATCTGTCCAGTGGAATAGAACTCCTTACCTTTTACATCACGTACTTTAGTGGCAATTTTCTCTGACCCTTTATAGTAAGGGTACTCATGGTGTAGTACATCAACACCTGCTGTATTGACACGTACACCAAACTTAACAGCCGTGGCCTCAGAGATACGTCTGTCTGACAAGGGTCCTTTCTTCCAATCCTTTTCAGGATGAGTCTGTACATACTGCCCTGCTAATGCTGTTATATTATGAGCATCCCCCATCCTCATATCTGGGGGGAAGTATGTCTGACAGTCACCCCCAAAACAAAAGGAGTGACCATCATCATATAGAACTTTGTTATCCACTGAGCCACATTTCTCACATGCCCCTTTGGAAATCATCTTTGCATCAGTCATATTAGTTTCCTTTAGCAACAGGTTCCTCAACTACTGTATCAGTAGCACCATGTAGCTTAAGATACATAGCTTGCTTACGTGCATCTTTAATGTTGTTGTCAATATAGGCTTCCTCATCTTCGATGCCACAGATATCCTTCAGGATATAGTGACGGGCAAAACGTGCAGCGTTGGAACCAAACTCCTCACGGAGTTGATCTACTACTTCCTGCATTGACCACGCACCATGTAAGGCTTTACCTTCAGCCATAATCTCAGCAATTCGTTCAATGTAATCGTCATCGGCACTCATCATTTCAATCTCCTATTCAAGAGTAACATCTACTATTCAACTGCGTTGATAGTAGTGTTACACTATGGGTTTAATCACGTTTAATCTTATCCCAAAGGGATGCCTTCAGTCTTACCCCTCCATGTATAGGGGGATAATATATATGAGCCCACTTCCTTCCTTCCTTTACAAAGACGGTACGCCATCCTGATCCAATACGAGGGGCTTCATCATAGAAGTACACCCTATAAAAAGACCCCCCTTTATATCTCAAAGGGAGGTCTGTAAGTTTATCTGTGTTCATTTTATTTCCTATAAAAAGATTAAGGCTCCAATCACTGCTGCACCTACACCTAGTTCTGTTACCTCAGTTGGTTGTATCCACTTAGGATATAGGTGAGGCCAGCGTTCTCCTATAGGGTAGAGTAGCCCAGCAAGTGATGTTCCTATGATTATACCTATGACAGGGAGGAAGGTCAATGGGAAAAAGAACTGACCTATACCCATCACTACACAGGTTAAAGGGACGTAACGATATACCATCCCCCAATTCTCCCAACCCCCTATGAATTTAGACGGACCCATGTGTAGGTTAAGTCCGGTGATGATAGACATGGCAGCTAACGCAGCTAACTGTGTCCATCCTACAGGGGTTAAGGCAATGGTGAGGATGATGAAGGCAAGACCAGAACCAACGAACAACATAAAGAGTTTGGTTTCAAACCAATCCTTACCCCCGTCACCATTCCAATCGCCTTTACCTTTCATCCAACGCCACCCTGCGCCAGCCATTAATGCTAATACTTCAATCATGTATTATCTCCCCATCTTATGTTAGGTTGACTTTGTGTATTATATTCAAAACCATCCCAATAGTATCTGATTTGATAATCAGAAGGCCAATTAGTGTTACCAGTTTTAAGGTTGTTAACTTCTACCTCTAACTTATCTAGTCTACTCTCTGTAGAGTCAGCAGTCAACTCAGCTATGCGTCTATGTGCATTGGCTAATTGTTCTTGTAGATCATACACATTCTTTTCTAAGATCGCAAGCTCGATATCAAGTTGTTCAGCCATGATGCTTTCCTTTCTGTTAAGGAGTCTAGTAAGGACATGATACAGTTAGCTTCCTGAGCTAACAACTCTATCTTCTCCTCTAACTCAATACGGACCTCTGCCCTAAAGGAACTAATAGGATGGGTGTCTAAGTATTCCTCCATCTGTTGTCGTTTACTAATAATAGATTTCACAAGGTTAGCATAATCATATTGGAGATTAGTAATCTCCACATCATCCGTCATCTTCTTTCTCCTTATAAAACATTTCCATTACCTTAATAGCATAGTCAACGTCAGGCACAATAATCTCTATACCTTTAATAAAAACTGAGGCGCGCTTCCTTCTCCTATTCTCCTTTACCTTTATGTTATCTACATTCTTCCAATAGAAGAACTCATCATCTAGCTTTTCGAAATGGAGTACAAACTTTCCGTCCAAATCCATAACGTTTAATCCTCCAGTGTTTGATTATCTTCTGATAGTTCTTCCAAAAGATCAAGGTCCTTTTCGTAATAGGCTTCAAGACTATTAAGGTAATCATTAATTTCATCCATACCCACTTCACCCAAAGGTGAATCACATACACCTGTAAGGTACTCTTGCATGATGTAAGGTATCTCTTCAAGGGTTCCATAATTATACTCACTCATCTAGTCCTCCTTAGTAGTGGAGCGAACAGTCAGATTCGAACTGACATCACCAGCTTGGAAGGTTGGGGCGTTACCATTACGCTCATGCTCGCATTAAGTTTCCGGTTACAATGTTGAATTTGTACCCGGTTACGCGTACGGTGCATCGCCGTCGGCCTTGCGGCGGTGTGAGGGTGACCGGGAGTGGTGTATGCACTTACTGCTTCTTACCCGCCGCTCCACGCCTGATCGTCTATCTGGTTTAAGCACATACGCTGTGTTCTCATGCCGCTTAATCTCTGCTGCTTGGGCAGCTATCTTGTCTTCTGCCGCGTTCAATTCACTCATGTAAAGTACTCCATTCGTCTAGTTCCATTTCATCTGTTGCCATCCTAGTATTAAGGCTATTTAGTTTGAACATCTGGTGTACCTCTCCATCCAACTAGTGCTTCATCACGTTTCCAGAAGTTACTGAACCTACCAATAAAGTCCTTTACGTAAGTAAGTTCTTCTGCGTCTTGGTCTGTAATGAAGTGATCGCCATTATCTAATTCATAGGCTGGTACATCTACTGTCTTGTTCTCATGTCTTATATAGTAACCTTCAAGCTTTTGCATCAGTCCCTCTTTTCAGCGATTAACACCACGTACCCATACATCACTCATCACTTGCCTCCTTCTTATATGCGTCAGGGTGTAAGGCGGCAGGCAATGGGTACGCTGCAAATAGTCCGTCTATGTCATTGCATAAGATCATGGCGTCATTGGCTTGCCATCTGTCCTCAACAAGCTCGGCCTCAGCTTCTTGCTCAAGATGCAGAGTGCAGCGGTGCAGGACTTCGATCATCTTCTCCTGTTCGTATTCAAGCTCAAACGTCCGGTTCATCCAAGCCGTTCGCCAGTTTTCGGATAGCTTTTGCTCGTTGCAGCTTTCTTCATGGTCATGCCGGAGCCGCTCAATCTCAGCCTCAAGTTCTTCGATGCGGTCAGCCTGACGATTGCATTGCTCAAGTAAGTCTTGGTTCTGCCATGTGGCATTGTCACGTTCCAGCCGCTTAATCTCAGCCGCTTGGGCTTCGATGGTGGCTTTGTGCCTCGCCAGATCATCGACAAGCAACTTCGTTGTTTCATTACTCATCGTCAGTCTCCTTTCGGCGTTGTGATTGGCGAGTGTTGTGCCAACCACACCTTGCCGTATAGGACTCAACCACCCTACGCTCCACGCCAGTGCGACGGTCAACGTCATGTAGCAAATAGCCCGAGTACTTTAGCTGCTTAATCTCAGCCTCAAGTTCTTCGATGCGGTGTGCAGCTTCTCTACGTAGTGCACCGTGGCGACCATACGCACTGCACAACCGTACAACTAAATCATCCATCGTCATTCTCCATCCTCGTTTATGTTCGCGGCCACGGTAAGAAATCTTCGTCATATGTTTCCGTGTCTAAAAAGTAGTCCATCGCTCTGATTTGCTCATCATCAGATACAGGTAGTTCGGGCGGCGATAGGCATAAGAAGCCTATAACTTGATATGCTTGTGCCGATTTTGCCTGACCGTCATCGTCCATCATTCAAATCCTCGTCTATCGTTCCAGTGTTTCAACCTTATGCACCAGCGGGAACGGTGCTTTAGCTTTCTTCTCATGTGACGCCTTGGCCTCGTCACGATCTCTCTGAGTTTTAAACCAGCGCGTCCACTCGATGTTACCGAAGTGGCTATCTTCACGAATAAGTTTGAGGCCAAAATGCTTCATAAAATGGGCGTATCTAATGCGACATCAATCATGGCTTGCCAAATACCCGGGCGTTGTATTGGGTCATCATCCCAATCGGCCTTAGTACCAGCGGCAACCATTGCTTCTGTCGGATCGCGCATCGCTTTAATGGCTATGGGGGCCAATTGGCGGCACCAATCCAGCCGAATGTCTGTTCCTTTGTGCATAGCGATAGCTACTCGCTCAATCATATCACTCATCGTCATTCTCCTTTCGGCGTTGTGATTGGCGAGTGTTGTACCAACCACACCTTGCCTTATAGGACTCAACCACCCTACGCTCCACGCCAGTGCGACGGTCAATCAAATAACCTAAGTACTTTAGCCGCTCTATCTTAGCCTCAAGTTCTTCGATGCGGTCAGCGGCTTCTTCGCATAGGGGGTGTGTGCTTGCGCCTATTCTTAATCCATGAACGCGTAACCGTTCAACAAGATCATCCATTATTCAAATCCTTCCCTACGCTCGTTAGGCGTCATCGGTTTTGTAAACATCGGTCAACGGGATATGCTCTGCGCCATCGTCTGTATCCCTCGCAAGACAAC